TACTCTTAATAGGAAACATAAAAAAACCCCCAGTCGAAACTAGAGGAAATTAAAAGCCTACCTATATATAGTATTAACCCTGGGGGGTTAACCCCAGTATACATGCAGATATCAATACTGTCAAGTAAAATTTTTTTAGTGTTGACAAAATGCAACATATGTTCTATAATAAAGTACATGAAGGGGGTTACCGTGAGAGGTAGTATACGTAACCCTAAAGAGCTTGCAAGCCTTGTAGGAAGATGCAATGTTTTTCTCTACCTCTCTTTACCCTTCTGTAGGCAATTAATCAACAATAAACAATTAGGAGATATAGAAATGGCAATGGGCGGAATGGGCAGAATGATAAAGGATGCAGCAAAAACTAAGTTTAAAGACAGAGCAGACTACACTACTAGAAAAAGAAAACCACCAAAAAAATTTGATGCTATGACTGAAGGCAGAAAAGTAAGTCAAGCTAAGAAAATGCTTAAAAATAAAAAATCAAAAGAAGCTGCTTTTGCTGAGATAGGTAGAATAATGAAAGAAGCAGGTATTGGTCAAAAACAAAGACCGACTTCAAAAACTGGTTCTAATAGAATAATAAAAAGAGGAAAAAAAATGGGCGGAGGTAAAATCTACGCTTCTACTGATAAGAAGTACGGTGGCGGAATCTTCCCAAGAAAAGGAAAAATGTAATGGCAATACGTAGTATAAAAGGCAATGTAGACAGAGCTAAAGCAAAAGCAAAGAAAGCTTATGATATGGGATATTTGGAAGGCATGAAACAAGGTGATCCAGACATAATATTAAGTTCTTCTGCAAAGCAAATGGACAAAAGAAATAAAACTTTAGCTAAAAAGGAACAAAAATTAAATAAACCTACATCTTCTGAAGAACGTAGTCCTAATCAACTAGCAAAAGGCGGAATGGCAAAGAAACCTAAAAAATTTAAACGTAGAGAGATAGACTCAGATGCAGGTGAAATCCAACATAGGGGTGTAGGTGTAGGCACTAATGCAGGAGGCAATCTATTAAGTGATGAAGAATTAGATGCAGTAATCAAAGCAAATGCTAGAGGAGCATTTAGTCACGTAAGAAAAAATCTAGATAAAGACCCTGACTATTACAATAAAAAGAAATCAGGAAAAAGAAAAATGGATGGTGGAAAAATCTACGCTTCTATGGATAAAAAGTACGGTGGTGGAATCTACCCAAGGAAACCTACTAATGGCTAAACCAGGTTTATACGCAAACATACACGCTAAACGTAAAAGAATAGCAGCAGGCTCTAAAGAAAAGATGCGGAAGGTAGGCTCTAAAGGAGCCCCTACTGCAGATAACTTTAAACAAGCTGCCATGAAAGATGGTGGCAATGTATGTAATGCAAGAAAGAAACTATCTAGCGGCTTGATGAAAAACTATTCATCTGAAGGTAAGAAATACGGTGGAAGTGCTAACATGCCTAACCCTAGAAAACCTCAAGATACTTACTAATGGCAGCAAGGAAAGCTAAGAAAGCTATTCCTAAGACCACTAAGGGCAAAGGAGCCAACTACAGACCCACTAAGTCTGGTGCAGGTATGACTAAGAAGGGTGTAAAAGCCTACAGGAAGAAGAATCCTGGCTCTAAACTCAAGACTGCCGTAACTGGTAAAGTAAAAAAGGGAAGTAAAGCAGCTAAAAGACGTAAATCCTACTGTGCAAGATCAGCAGGACAACTTAAAAGAAGCTCAGCCAAGACAAGAAATGATCCTAATTCACGTATTAGGCAGGCTAGAAGAAGGTGGAAGTGTTAAATGGCTAAAGGCGTAAAACATTATCTAAGAAACGGCACTGTATGGACAGGCGGTATGCACAAAATGCCTAATGGTACTATGCACACAGGCAAAACCCACAGTAAAACTAGTAAAAGATTGTACCATTTTAAAGATTTATCTGCTACAGCAAAGAAGAAGGCGAAACCAAAAAAGTAACGTTAACACCACAACGTAAAAAATCACAAGAATTAACAGATAAACAAGAGAATTTTCTTGACGCATACTTTGCGGAAGGAGAAAAAACCTTTGGGAATATCACCCAAAGTCTATTGCAAGCAGGCTATTCGGAGGCATCAAGGTCTTCAGTATCGAAAGCTATGCGACCTCACATAATAGACAGAGCAAAAGGATTGTTAGCAACGACAACAGCCAGTGCAGTAGGACAGATAAAGGATGCTTTATCAGGAAGTACAGAAGAACCAATAGCTAGACAGAAGCTAAGATTTGAAGCAGCTACAGACATACTTGATAGGTGCGGTATATCTAAAAGACAAGAAGTAGTCACAGAAAACAAGCATATACATGCTGTTGTACTCTTACCTGCTAAGAAAGCAGAGGAACTAGGACTATCAGACGTAGAGGCTGACGTACTTGGAAACGCCTAAGAAAGGAAGACCTAAGCTTGCAGAAGGGGCTAAAGGTCGATACAGAGTATCAGCTAAGGTAAAAGCTCGTAGAGCTGCCCTAGCCCAGTTAAAATATAGAGACAAAAAGATAGCAAAACATAAGAACCAACTATCGAGGCAAAGACAATTAAAGAAAGAGAAAGTAGAGAAGTTCAAACACTTGGAGAAAGCAGTGGAGGGAAAAGCTGCAATGACGGAAGACGTGCTTGCATCTGCACCGAAACAGTTCCAGGAGTTTGTAGCAGAACAGGAAGTGGCGTTCAAACCGAACCCAGGTCCTCAGATGGAGTTCTTAGCAGCACCTGAACGTGATGTTCTTTATGGTGGTGCAGCAGGTGGCGGTAAGTCTTATGCCCTACTTGCAGACGCTTTAAGGTATGCCCATAATACAAATCATAGGGGATTGCTCCTAAGAAGGACATTGGGCGAACTAACAGAGCTTATAGATAAGAGTAGGCAATTATATAAGAAAGCTTTCCCAGAGGCTATTTTTAGAGAAAGTAAATCGACTTGGGTATTCCCTTCAGGGGCTACGATTTTATTTTCATATTTAGACAGAGATACAGATGTTACAAGATATCAAGGACAAAGTTTTAACTGGATTGCAATCGATGAAATTACGCATTACCCAACTCCTTACGTTTGGGAATACCTTCGTTCAAGACTCCGTACTACGGATCAAAGCATTATACCGTACATGCGTTGCACAGCTAACCCAGGTGGAATGGGCGGTTGGTGGGTTAAAAAGATGTATATTGATGCTGCCAAGCCAAACACGCCTTTTTGGGCTAAAGATGTTGAACAAGGTACTATCCTCAGATACGGAGCCGCAGCCCAAGAAAAAGCAGGAAAGCCCCTCTTCCAAAGAAGATTCATCCCTGCAAGACTAACGGATAACCCTTACCTTATAGCTTCAGGGGAATATGAGGCTATGTTGTACTCTCTACCAGAAGTGGAGAGGAGAAGATTACTAGAAGGAGATTGGGATGTTACAGATGGTGCAGCGTTTGCCGAATTTGATCGTTCAGTACATGTTGTTGATCCCTTTGAGATTCCTAGGTCTTGGGCTCGTATTAGGGCTGCAGACTATGGTTACTCTAGTCCTTCTTGTGTTTTATGGGGTGCTGTCGATTACGATGGTAACCTATGGATATATAGAGAGCTTTACGGAAAAGGCTACACAGGAGAAAGTCTAGCCGAAAGAATATTAGAACTGGAAGCAGATGATCCTACTATGCAAACTGCAGTGTTAGATGAATCTTGTTTCAGTAAGACAGGTCACGGTTTAAGTATAGCAGAATCAATGAATAGGCTTAACCTAAGATGGATGGCATCAAATAGAAATAGGTTAGCAGGAAAAATAGAATTGCATAAACGTTTAGGTATGAACGATATGGGAGAACCTAGACTAAGAGTATTTAATCACTGTAGTCAGTTGATAAGAACACTACCTACATTACCTCTAAGTAAAACAAACTCAGAGGATGTAGACACAAAAGCAGAGGATCATGCTTACGATGCTTTAAGATATATGTGCATGACTAGGTTGGTAAATAGTCCTTACTATCACCCTAGGTTTAGAAAGCCTAAAGAATTTGATAGGTATGTAGTACAGGACCCAGTATTCGGCTACTAATTTAACAACCAACCAAGGAGAAGAAAATGCCACTAACAGGTAAATACAAACAAGGCGATCTCGGCATGGAAAATGAAGCACAACTATCTAGAGAAAAAATGGAAAGTTGGGTTAACACAAAGTATTCCCATGCACAAGAATCATCTGTTAACGAAAAAAGCCTTTCAGGCAAGAGTCAAGTAGACTCTGGCTTTAATGCTTTAGCAGACAAAAAAGACTACTAAAAATGGCTGAGATAGGTGAATTAATAGGCACTGGTGAACAAAAAGACATTTCTGATAAGGAAATGGTTGGTTTATCAGGCTATGTGCGATCTAAGTATCAAGAAGCAGAAGATGGTCGTTTAGCTGACGAACAACGTTGGCTACGTGCCTATAAGAACTATAGAGGTACCTCAGAAGATAGTGAAGACTATAGAAAATCAGAACGGTCTAAAGTTACTGTTAAAATAACAAAAGTAAAAGTATTAGCTGCCTTTGGGCAGTTAGTAGATATTTTGTTTGCTAATGGTAAAGTTCCAATTTCTGTAGAGTCTACACCTATGCCTGAAGGTATTGAAGAGTTTGTTCACCTAGAAACGCCACTAGACCAACAAGCAGACCCTTATGGGTTTGAAGGAGATGGTAGAGATTTACCTGCAGGAGCTTTACAAGCAACTGAGCCAGAACAACAAGAATTAGAGTTAGGTCCATACGAAAAAAGTATGGCTGATGCTAATCTTGCTGCAGGACCATCTAATATGGGAGAACCTCAACTAGCTCCTGCCAAGGAAGCAGCTCGTAAGATGGAAAAGTTAATACA